CGCAACGGTGAAAGCCTACGACAGCGCAACGGTGAAAGCCTTCGGCAATTCTTATGTAGAGGATTGTATAGGGAATATACGTCCCCAGTCAGATTACGCCATAGTTAAGGACTATTATAGCCACAAGATATATATCAAAAAAGGGAAATTTGAAATTATTGAAGTATAAGATAGTTGGTGGTATGGCGGAACAATGAGAGACGCTAATTGAGTACGGTTAATCGTAAAGTGAAATTCTTTGCTAAGTGTTAGATAGGTTGAAACTAAAACCTGACAATCCGTATCAATCCTATCATGCAGGTGCAAGTCCTGCTACTGCCACAAAAAAATAATTAATATGAATCAAGAAAGAAAATTGACTTTTGGAAAATACAAAGGGCAAGATATAAAGTATATCATACTTACCCACATAGGTTACATCATGTGGTGCTTTGAAAATATAAGTTGGTTTAAACTGACCGATGAAGAACAGGCGTTATATGATGCTGTTGCGATAATGATTAAAAGAGATAACCTTGAAATGACTTTTCCAACCGAAATAATGTATAAGTACATAAAAGACCGTGAAGCCCTTAGAGATTTAAAAACACCATTTATTTGTAATGGTGATTTTACTTCTGTACGTAAGAGAGACATTGATAGTCCAATCGTTAAATCTGTAATGAAATATAATGTTGGGGCCGTTATAGAAAGTAGAAAATGCTCAACCCTGAGTGATTTGTATTGCTTAAATCATTCGATGAACAAAGAAATAGAACGTGCCCGATTTAATGGTGAAACTGACGAAGATATATTTGGCGGTTGGGGTAGCATGAATGATTACAAGGATTAGTAGGATTTTAAAATAAATGTGAGCCACACATCAATGGCAAGAGTTAGTGCCCCGGAGAATACGCTTCGGGACTTTTAATTTCATAAGATTATGGCAGAAAAAGAAATTTGGAAGGACATACATGGATACGAGAACATATATCAAGTTTCTACTTTGGGGCGTGTACGTGGTTTGAAACGGATAACCAACACTGGCGCCGGGTACTATGTCAGAAATGGTAAAGTTCTAAAAAAGGCTATAAATATTCATGGATATGAATTTGTAATTCTCAGCAATAATGGCAAAAAGAAAACAATTACGGTACATAGATTAGTGGCAGAAGCATTCATACCTAATTCTAACCAGTTCCCTTGTATAAATCACAAAAACGAAAATAGAGCTTGTAATATCGTTGAAAATCTTGAATGGTGTACACATAAATATAATTCCAATTATGGTACAAGTCAAAAACGAAAAGTTATGGCTATCTCTAAACCTATAATACAAATGGACTTAAAAGGATGTGAAATTCAAGCTTTTTCTTCTTCAAGAGAAATTGAACGTGTAAAAGGTTATAAGCATCAGAATATTATTGCTTGTTGTAGAGGAGCATATCAAAGTGCTTATGGATATAGATGGAAATATAAAATATAACGTATGTACTACATAAAACGAACTAAGGCTAAAAAGAAAGACAAGCCTCTATCTCTGTTTGATAAAGCAGGGATAACAGTAAAGAAGAAGCCGGATTTGAAAGCTAAGCTCGACAAGGTTTTCAGTTTATACATACGTCTAAGAGACAGCAAACCTTTTGGCTACAAATTCTTCAAATGTATAAGTTGTGGTGAAATCAAACCTTTTGAAAAAGGAGATTGCGGCCATTTTTGGTCAAGAAAGAATATGAGTTTGCGGTATTCTGAATTGAATTGCTCGTGCGAATGTTCTTTCTGCAACAGATTTAAGGCTGACCATTTGATTGGTTACGAAAAGAATTTGATTGCTAAGATTGGTAAGCAAAAGTTTGATATATTGGCTGTTCAAGCTCATCAAACAAAAAAGTATTCAGACTTTGAACTTCAAGAACTTATCAAATACTACCAAGCGTTAAACAAGAAGATGTTGGCAGAAAAATAAGATTTTCATTTGGTATTTTGAAATTTGAGCGTATCTTTGCGGTGAAAAGTTCGCCAAACTTTGATTTTATAGCATATCGAAAGTGGATATTTTGTATCTACTTGACAGCTTTTATCGCTAAGATATAGCCGTTAGTTTTCCCTACGGACTGCTTTCGTTATGCGAATTTAGTCGGAGTTTGGCGACTTTTGGGAGGCTAACGGCTTTCCTTTTATACATAACTCAAATTTCATCGTATGCCAAACTCCATGAAATTAGAGCAGGATCGAAGTATAGTAAATCCTGCATCTACGTCCAGCCACGAAACGGCTTATTTTGTCATCAATCTTAATCCTCTTAAAGACTTCTTATCTCAAACAATTAGTCCGGGAGACTTGATAGTCTCTTTGACAGACCTTCTTATTGATTATTCTCTAAACCATAATGATGGTAATGACGATATATTCAGAGATAATGTCGGTACAATTGCTCTGCTAATTGATGTCTTGAGAGAAGTAGATCGCAAATAATCTAATATTTAATCATAGCAATATGAAATCAATTAAAGAAATAGTCACGGAGATAGAACATATCCCAAAATGTCCTTAAAGTGGAGAATATATATGTATTATCTAATAAAATGTTTGTATGGCACGTATACGAACCATTAAACCTGAATTTTGGAAAGATACAAAAATAGGGCGTATAACAAGGGATGCAAGACTAATTTTAATATTTCTATGGTATTCATCTGATAATGACAGCAAGTCTAACTATACATTAGATTTTGTAAAAAAGGGAGCTAATTTGCACAGGTACGGAAAAATTATTCATGAGAAAGTCATACAAGAATTATCAGATAATGGATTAGTCGAAATATTAGATAGCAAATATCTAAAGTTAATACCAAGAAATATTCTAGGTATAAGGCGTTCAGATAGATTCGATATACAAGAGTGGGGAGAGTGGAAGAAAATTAGTGAGATTGTCTTTAAAAGGGATAATTATACTTGTTTCTATTGCGGACGGTCTGATTGTAAAATGGAGATAGACCATTTATTGCCTGTATCAAGAGGTGGAAGTGATAATATTTCTAATTTGGTTACTTCATGCAGAAGATGCAATGCGCAGAAGCATGATAAAACTTTAAACGAATTTTTGGAATGGAGGAAATGCAATGAGAGATAGTTTTATTTTTTATAGAAGTTTCTATGAAGCAATAAAGGATCTGCCGAGAGATATTCAGGGTGAGATTTACACGGCTATAATGGAGTATAGCCTATATGGTAATGAAGCTGAGAATCTAAAGCCGGTCGCTCGTAGTATCTTCACTTTGATAAAACCTCAAATTGATGTCAATAACAAACGTTTTGACAATGGATGTAAGGGTGGAAGACCAAAAAACGATAACCAAGAAGAAACCAAGCCAAAACCAAACGATAACCAAGAAGAAACCAAGCCAAAACCTAATTATAATGATAATAAGAATAAGAATGTAAATGAATATATCCCCCCTATAATCCCCCAAGGGGATGTAGCACATTCAGACGAGCATCATGAAACGATAGATTATAATGCTCTTATGAATACATTCAATAGGATGTTTGAAAACAAACTCCCTAGAATATCATCTATGACGGATAAGAGGAAGAAATCTGTAAAAGCAAGGGCTTCCGAACATGGGAAAACATCCATTATTGATGTTTTCAACAACGTGGCCCAGTCTGCATTTCTTCTAGGACGCAATAACCAAAATTGGAGATGTGATTTTGATTGGATATTTAAACCGACAAATTTCATAAAAATATTGGAAGGAAACTATAATGGGACAAGACTTAGTAAAAATCAACAGGATAGCGAGCAGCGAAAACGTGATTCAGTTCTTGCAGTCGCTACAACCGTCAGAGAAGCTGCCGCAAAAAAGAGAAAGGAACTTGAAGCAGAAGGCGTTATTGAATAAATATCCTGATCCTGCACAATTCATTCTTGATTACAACCCTGATTTGCAGTTCAAACTTGTCAGATGTAATGCAACTCATTCAGAACTGGCATTGAATGACAGTATTCCAAGCTTAGGGTTATTGTCTTCCACTTACGGAGATGAAACCCCGATAGAATGGCTAAAGATACAGTTTGGTTCACTGAACGACTTTGCGGAGGTATCGATTAAGATAGCAAAAGAACAACTCTCTGAACTATCGGAGATATTTCTTTCGGAGTATTACTACATCAATACCGCTGAGATTTGCTTTTTTATTGCACGATTCAAGGCTGGCAAGTATGGAAGATTTTACGGAGCAATAGACCCCATGAAAATAACAAGTGCGATGTTAGACTACATATCCGAACGAAGAAAGGATATTGAGCGTAAAGAAAGGGAAGAATACAGAATGCAGCGTGAGAAAGAGATAGAAGAACGTGGGAATAACAGGATCTCTTATGCTGAATATCAAGAGTTGAAACGCCGGGCGGAATCCGGAGATGAAAAAGCCAGAAAAATGCTAATGTCCTCATGAAAGTAACTATCTACTGGGAGAACAAGTCTACTCCTGTTATCCGTAAGAGAATCTGTGATCGATTTGGCATTCCTCACTATATATCTGTAAATGGTGAGACTCAGGCAGAAATAAGTGAAGAAAATATGTCGGATCTGATAGAGTTGGTTAAACGAGGCTTTATAAGCTTAAGAAATAAATAAATCATGTTAGTAGGAACAACAAATCTTAATACGACGCTCAACCTAACCTACGTGTTGACTGACGTCGTGGAAACGCTTCTCTACGATTTGAGGAGTGAAATGGGAAAACAAGGCTATGAATTGCGTCATGACGCGAAACGCAACTTTAACACTGCAATTTTCGCCATCCGAAGGCTAAAACAGGATGTTGACAAAACGCAATTATCCACACAGGAAAACTTCGGAAATGATTCGGATTGTCTTCTTGCCTTCATCCGGCTATTGATAGATCGCTGCGGTGATGATGACAAGAAGATGTTTGAGTTTTATAATTATATCAAGCGGTACCCGTCGAAACTAGGATTGGAGCTGTCGGATGAAAAGTGTGTATTTGCGCATATTTTCGAGAATAAATAACAATCAAACATTTAAGAAAGGAACATTATGGAAAATGAAGAATATCTCTGTATTAATTGTGCTAAAAAGATAGAATGTTATGGACCTGACATCAAATTAGAAGAACCTGATTTATGTATTCCTATAAGCTGTATAGATTATCAAGATATAGAAGAAAAATTTAATTCATAACTAAACAGGAAATGAATACAACCTTTGAAAGAACGGCTACTGCTACCGATGAATGGTACACACCGAAAGAAATCATAGATGCGCTGGGTGTATTTGATACAGATCCGTGCGCTCCAGTTAATCCACTTTGGCAAACAGCTATTCGAATGTATAACAAGAACCATGACGGATTAACAAAAAACTGGATAGGTAGGGTTTGGCTTAACCCGCCTTATTCCCGTCCGCTTATAGAGAACTTTGTAAAGAGGCTGGCAGAGCATGGCAACGGCATTGCTTTACTATTCAATCGGTGCGATAGCAAGATGTTTCAAGATATCATCTTTGAAAAAGCAACGGCTATGAAATTTCTACGGAACCGGATTCGCTTCTATCGCCCAGACGGTACTCGTGGAGATTCGCCCGGTTGTGGTAGCATTTTAATCGCTTTCGGCGAAGAGAATGCAGAAGTATTAAGGACATGCGACCTCACAGGTAAATATGTACGAATCAATTAGAGTAAAACAGTTTAGATATGAATTAAATTAAAGTAAAACAAAATAGAAAGGAACATTATGGATGATAGATTATATCCGGTCTGTGAACTAACAGCCGAGCAGAAAAAGGCTTTTAACAAGCTAAAGAAAGCATATAAGGGGTGTGAAGAGGCAGGTATTTACTTTGCCAACAACTATGGTAATTTGATGGCTTTTGATAACAAATTAGTTGCTGGATATGGAGATGATAGTATTTCGCCAGGTGGTGAATATGCAGTAAGGCTTACCTATGGTTGCCCTGCAGATTCTATAAAAGTGGCTAATGAATGGGCTGATGATACACATACATTGGGACTAACTAAAAAGGGTATGAAACTATATCTACAGGAGGAGGAAGAATGAGACTAATTACAAAACAAGCTGCCAAACTGAAAGAGCTTGAAGCCAGACGGGAAAGGCTCGTTAATCGTGTTGCTAAACTCGATCTGAAAATCGAAGAGCAAAAAGAGAAGATTTCCCAGTACTATAAGAAGCAAGGTATTAACGTATAACAGTATAGAAACGAATTAGATAGCCTTGGACGGGCTTTGTAAAATCCACAATTCATTATGGACGATTTTAAATCACGCCTGGTTGAAGAGCAGGCACAACTGGAAGAAAAGCTTAATAAGTTGAATGGCTTTAATCAAAGTGAAAAAGCCAATGAAATTGATCCTGTACAAAAATCACTGTTAATCATTCAGGCAGGTGCTATGTACACTTATAACGAGTGTCTAAAAGAAAGATTAGCGAGATTGTAACATCAGCAGTAAGGCGGTCTTTTGTGGCTGCCTTCCCTCAAATTAATAAAGTATGGAATATAAAGAGTCTAAACATTTACATTTCCTAAAAAGGAAAATTTATACAAGATATGCGGGTTGGCAAGGATGTATAAACATTCTCCCATACCTTGTAATCAGGAGGAATCCACTAAGGACTGACTGGGTTGATTTTTCAGTTGAATGCGGTTGGCTATTGTGGGTTGCCGGAGTTAGAGTTGAGCCAGAGAAATAAAGTAAAACCATACAGAAATGCACCAACAAGATTTTGACGAAGTAGTAAAAAGACTACCGTCACCAGCAAAAGTAGAGGCTGACAGATATATTGCCTATAGCCCTAATACTATTTTTCGATTTATTTTTCGGAAAGAGGTCTTTTTTATTACATCCCAAAGAGTGACATTAACAATGTGGATCTTAGACAGTATTCAGAAATAATAAATTCAAAACTGATCAGTAATGAAGAAAATACTAATAATTCTCGCAGTCGTCTCATTGACCGGCTGTAAAACTGAATATATATATCTGACCGTATTCCCTGTAAAAGGGGTTACAGAAATAACAGATACAATATATGTCGCCTCCGATAATCGCTTTAAAATGGATTTTCAGAAAGCAGACAGTATATTCAGCGTAATAGAAAAGGCTTCTGATGATGCTATGAAATCGGCTATTTTAAAATTTAAACGATGAGAATATGCAGATAAAGTATATACGATTGAAAGAAAAAGAGCATGTCTGTGATTACTGGCTTATGCTCGCCTATCGTACACTTTTACAGCGTACAAGGAAAAGCAGGAAGCGTAAAGAGTTTGCCCGGAAGATAATTCGGCTTTGCAAAGGTTCTGATAAGCGAATTATGGATATATCAGATGATTATAGATTTTGGACTGCCAAAGAACTGTATGATATTATCGTCAGTAAATAACCCTCAATACAAGAAAGAAATGAAAATAATTAAAAATTTGACTGTCAAGATGACTTATAGAGTTGGACTTGGCAATGTAGAAGTTCCAGATGATGTCTATGATTTTTTTGCAAAATGCTATGATGAAGGTGGAGATGTTCCAATGCCTAACGAAAGTGACGAAGACTCTGCGGAAGCATATGAATGGCTTTCTGATAATATCCGAGAAGCGGATGCAATGGATTGGGAATATGAGATAGAAGACTTTGAAGAATAACCTTCAATACAGTATAGAAATGAAGATAATAGCCAAACAAGATTCAGAAGGTGAGATCCTGAAACAACAGAACAAACTTCTTCTGCGAGATTATGAAAGAGCGGTCGCATCCGGTTGCTTTCAAGGTACACTTGAAGAATTTAAAGAATTTCGGGAAGTTGGCTGCTGGGGATTTACCAGCATGAACAGGGACGATTTTTCAGGCTTTTCCCAAATTCCTAATGACTTAGGATGTAGTGTTAACGGCGCTTCAGGTTCTTTGGGTGTAAGTTCCGTATCTGCCTTTATTCTTGTTCCCCGAGAATGTAAATATTGTAAGGTGGATTCTTTTCCTACCCTTGAGGAGGCAGAATATTTTGTTTCAGAGAATCCCCGTATGACTGATGTCGAAATTATCACAGAATGTGAATTTGTAAAAGCATGGAATGATAGGTTTTATCCGTTGAACCGATTATAAATACTCAAGTAGTTATGATAGAAATATTAGAATTTATCTTTCAGAGTTTCTGGCATTGGTTAGGTACCGTAATACTTATAGCTGTCATTCCTGTGCCGTTTGGAAGCACTCGAACTCTGTTACGTATAAAAAGACATGCAAAAAATAAAACTGATAAGATATGAAGGAGTCACATACAGGCATTGGGATATGCCATTGCCGCCAATGTCGAATGGATAAGAAGCATTGCAGTTCTAAAAAAAGAAAGTTTGAGAAACGGGCTATAAATAAGTTCCGTCGGAAACAATTGAAATTAGATGAAATAATAAAATGCAATCGTTTCGGAAAATATTGGGCTTGATCCCAATATTTCTCGATTTTAAAAAAGAAAAGATATAATTATGAAACAGACAGTAGAAGAAGCAGCAAATGACTATCTCAACAGAATATTAGAGTCAACTGATTTTGAGATAAATTTTGAAGAAAACAATTACGATTCTGGTGCTCGTGATGCAATATTGGATGTTACCGAGAGGGCTTTTGTTTCTGGTGCAGAATGGCAGGGAAAGCAATCCCTTTGGATAAGCGTTAAGGAACGGTTGCCGGAAGAGGATGGGTATTACTTTGTTACTGACGGTGATGTCGTTGAGAAAGTTTATTTTTTTAAAAGATGGAATAAGTTTGTATCAACTAGGGATTATCCTCATCTATTTTACGATGAAGGCGTAATAAAAGCCTGGTTACCTATTCCGTCTTTTGATGAGATACTCGAAGCCAACAGAGATGTACTGGAACGAATTAAAGAGAAAGGAGATTGAGATATGGATAAGGAAGAATTAACCATTAGCTTAGCGGAAGCATATAGGGAGATATATCTATTAAAGTTGCTTAATATCAAGCTAAGGAAACATGTAGATGAACTTACTGGGTATATTCAAGAATTTTCACCTGTATTTACTAAAGAATAAAAATATGTATAATAATAGATACTTTCATTATTGGAACAAATTAAAATTTGATTACAATGAGTGTTTAGGTCGGATTGATTCAACTAAGCCAGTAAAGAAACACATGAGAAGAATGAAAACGCTTGAATGGCGTATAAGAATTAATCGGAAAGAGTTTATAGTTAATCCTTTAGGGGGGAAACATACTTTCCACCTTTTTAATAGAAGTAGTATGGAAATAAAGAACGTAGGACAACTTAGAAAAATCATAGAGAACCTTTCCGATGATTACGAAATTGAGATGAGAGTTAGGCGTAAATTATCTGATGAAGAATTAAAAGAGTGCAGGTATCCCTATCCTTATGATACCGAATATTTGACTTTGGAATTTGACGATATAGGCGTGTCTGACAAAGTGTTATGTTTTGGTGTAACTTCTAAGATTAATTAGCATAGCGTTAAAGAGAAAGGAGACTGAATATGGATAAAATCAAATGTATAACCTTCGATAAAGCAGCACAAGACGCTTTGCCAGAACGCATCAAAGCTAAGATGAAGGCTGACAGAGAAAAAGCTAAACGAGAGGCATACAAGAAGCTATGTTATAACTTCGAGTATAAATTTGACTCCAATATTGCCCATTGTGCAAAGAAGGGAGTATGTGATGAAAAATGTGAATATATGAGAACTTTTAAAGGATAGAATAATGAAAGGAAAAACTAATATCGGAATTGAGCTTTCAAAAACAGAAATGCTTGCCATAGGTACAGAAGTTGAGATTTTAGATAGTTTGAACGGATATGCTGGTGTCGTATACCGATGTAAACTCCCCAAAGGAAAACAAGTTATGATTAATTCTAATAAAGTTGATATTACGGATTATAGCCCTTATATTGATTGGGAACAGAGGCGTTATGAAATAGCAAAGGAAACAGTTACTGCAATAATGTCAAATGAAGATTTCTATCATCAGGTTTTATGTGAGGGAGCAGAGCATGGTCAAAGACAAATTCAAACTAATATTGCACGTGCCGCAGTTATATTTGCTGATGCTCTTATTAAAGAATTAAAGAAAGGAGAATGACTAAATGGATATAGTACCTATTCTAACAAAAGATAATCTTTCTAAGGAACAGATAGAATATCTGCAAAAGCAGCAAACAGAATATAAATTGGTAAATAACATTAAGAGGAATCCAGGGCATATCTTATTCTCTTTTAATCGAAAAACAGGGGAAATCAAGAGAGCTGCTATTATACACAAGGCTGCTATTGGTTTGAATGGGCTTCCTGTAACTAAAACTGAAACGGTTATAGAACCTGATTGCTATTACGACCAAGCCTTGAATGAAAAGAATTTTAGAAAGAGATTGAAGAGAATTGGATTGTTAGACTTAAAAAACGAATAACTATGGGATTTACAACGTCATGTTTTATTAGAAAAAATACGGAGGAACTTCGGAAGAAATTGGAAGAGCTGGGATATAACCTACTTAATTCCGGTGATACGACTTTAGATGCACATAATTATGACGGTAAGGGAAGTCATAAAAATATCGAAGAAGGGAGAGCTATCATTACGTCTTATGGGAATCTCTATGGGGTGATATATAATGTAGATGCTGTCACCAAGAAAGGAAGGAGTGATTGCGGAACCAATGAGGAACTTTTCCTGGCTATAGCTGCATTAAGGGATGACAGTAACTACATGCAGTGGTTTATTTGTACTGAGGATTACATAGAATCCCCTGATAAAGAATGGAAAGTCGGAGATTGGGATTTAAATACCTGTCCGGATGTTACGTATGGACAGCAATTATCACATTGGCGTAAGGCTACGGTAGAAGAACTTATTAATCATTTTAAATAAAAGGAAGAAAAATGAATAGAGATCATAATAAATCCCTTTGCATGAAAAGGCTATTGAAATTGCAACAAGACCATTTTAATAAACTCATAATAAGTGAAGTTGCAGACCTGGGTTATTGTAACGGATATAATACTGTTCTTGATGCAGCTGAAAAGGTTTTGAGTGAGGAGGATTATTTCAAGATTGTGAAGCAATTAGAAAAGGAGGAATAACGATGAAAGGAAAGATATATAAAATAACTATATGCCAGATATCGTTTATGATAGGATGGTTCCCACATGCGGATAAATGGTACCACAAACTACAGATTATCTATTAATCAAGTTTTATATTAGGAGAAAAATAATTATATTTGTAATGTGTATTATGTTATACATAACCCAGACTAACGAAAAGACATGAAACTAAGACCTAAACAAGAGCAGTTTTGCCATCTTTATCTTGAAACAGGAAATGCTTCGGAAGCGTACAGGAAAGTGTATAAATGTAAGGGATGCAGTGATAAAACGATATGGGAGGTATCTTCCAAATTGCTGTCAAAAGTTGGTCCGCGCATACAAGAGCTTCAAGAAGAATTAAAGAAGAAATCGGATATTACCAAAGATCGCGTATTAGAAGAACTGCGATGTATCGCATTTGCGGATATTCGTGATTTTCTAAGTATAGAAAATGGTATGGTAAAATTCAAAAATTCTTCGGAATGGAGTGATGAAATGGCTCATGCAGTGGAGAGTGTAAAAGTTACCAGGGAGGGCATTGAACTGAAGCTTAATGGTAAAAGTTGGAGTATATCCCGGATTTGCAAGATGCTTGGTTATGATGAACCCACCCAAGTAAATATCAATCAAATGTTACTTGATATAGATACAGGAACGGGGGATTAATGGAAAAGGTGTCTATTAGTTTCCGGAAGTTTAACCCAAATTTTCATCATCTCAGGGAGGCTATGAAAGATGATGATCTGAGGTTTATATTCCTGTATGGTGGTTCTTCATCGGCGAAATCATTTTCTGTAGCTCAGGCTATATTGATAGAATGCCTTTCGGGGGGTAATAATACTCTTGTGTTCAGGAAAGTGGGTGCTTCTATTGCTGATAGTATTTATAAAACCTTCCAGGAGGCAGTCAGGGTATTGGGGTTACATAGATTATTCGCTTTTAAAGAGAATAAAGTAGTTTGTTTTAATGGTTCTTATATTACATTTAAAGGATTGGATGACTCTGAGAAGATTAAAGGTCTGGAAAGCTATAAGTATGTTGTTTGTGAAGAGTTGTCAGAGTTTAAAGAGGAGGATTTCAAACAGATCAAGAAACGTCTTAGAGGAAGGAAAGGGCAGAAGATTATTTCAATGTTTAATCCAATAGAGGAGGAGTGTTGGATTAAAAAGAATGTGTTTGACAGGGAGAAGTTGGTAGAAATATCAAATGACTTATATGGTGTTTTGAAAGATAATGAAACCAAGAAAGTACTCCCCAAAGAGTTCTCAATGATTACGAGAAAATGGAAGAATACTGAAAGACTTCTAAGGAATCCAAGAACCGGAATAGAGGAGGTACATGCCCCGGATACAGTCATTATGCAGTCAACTTACCTTAATAACTTTTGGGTAGTTGGCAGTCCGGATGGAAAATATGGATTTTATGACCGGCAGGCGGTTGCTGACTTTGATAAGGACAGGACAAGAGATTATAATTACTATCGTATATATGCGCTTGGGGAATGGGGTAAAATAAAGACAGGTGGAGAGTTTTTGCACGCATTTGATTCAGGTAAGCATAAGAAGATTTGTCCTGTAACAAAAGGAATTCCTTTGCATATCTCTGTTGATAATAACGTTCTCCCATATATCAGCGTATCAATATGGCAACATGAAGAATTGGAATTAAGGCAAGTTCATGAAATCTGTGCTGAGGATCCGTTTAATACGGTAACTAAAGCAGCCGAGTTGACACGTACATGGCTGGAGGGTATCGGATATGAAGATGTGGTATATTTGCATGGAGATGCGAGTACCAGAAGCGGAAATACCATCGATGATGAAAAGAGATCTTTTCTGGATAAATTTATAGATGTGTTGGAGGAAACTTTTCGGGTGGTTGATATGGTTCCTAAAAAGAACCCTCCTGTTGCTATGTCGGGAGAGTTTGTGAATGCTTTATTAGAAGGTTTTCAGGGAATATCTGTGTCTATTGATGAATCATGTAAGAAGTCTATACAAGATTACGAGAATGTAAAAAAGGACACTAATGGAGGTATATTAAAGGCCAGGATAAAAGATAAGATAACCAAGCAAAGCTATGAAGAGTTTGGGCATTTAACCGACTGCTTCCGTTATGTCTGCACAGATATATTCAGGGACCAATTCCTTGTATATTCTATGGCAAGAAAAAGAAATGTACATAAAAAAGAGGATATGAAATATTATAATGCAGAAGTGACTATGGATGGAGATTCTATGGCTTATATCATGCCGGATTGTAACGGCAAATTTATGATGTTACATGCGATATGTGAGGATATGGTTTATATTGATGGAATTGTATTTAGGGATGGATTTGACGCGGAATTAATGGAAGAAATGCTTAGGAAATGGAAGCCTGTTAGTACGGTGTTTGAGAGTCATAAGTCGTATTTCCAGTTTGTAAGGGATGTACGGGAATGGCTGGATAATGTAAGAGCAACGAGCCTATACGCAAATATGGATCAGAGAATATCTGCAAATGAAGAGTTTGTAAAAGAAAGATTTAAGTTTCGAAGTGATTATGATGATTATCCGGAATACCTGTCTTTTATGGATTCAGTTATGGATTATAATGGTAAAGAGAACTACGAAGGAGTTAATTGCTTGAGTGCATTGGCTTCGGTTGTGGCAAGAACAATTAGGAATAAACGGTGATTGTTTAATGTGCCGGTCCGCTCTCAACTCTCAGGAAGCGTATAAATAGGATATGTCCCTTCACATGATTTTATAGCCGGTTCACATAAGAAACGCGCCGGCACTTCTTGTGTGAACCTTCCTCTTATTAGTTCTGTTTTATATGATAATAGATGTGATTTAGCTGATAGTCATGTTGATATTGGTTAAAAATCTCGTTTTGATGGTAAATTTAGTGGTGATTTAGTGTGAGATACTGACTGATTTACTATATTTGCACCATCGAAACGCATAAAAACATAACCTAAAAAAATATATAATGGCACGTCCAATACAAAATACTCCAACTTTAGAGGGGGAAGATGCTAAAAAGTTTATGTCAGAGCTTTTACAATCTTTCATAAAAGAGCCTACGACTACAGAGAAAGAGGCGAAGAAGAAAGAAATGGAAGAAATGGAAAAAAGTTATAGTTTATTAGTTGAAATTTCAGGTGGAGCATTCTATTAATTTAAAGGAGTTGTTTCACAAAGAGAATATAAAATTAACTCCATTAACTGAAGAATATGTATTTAAATCGTTCGATTGTGGTAACACAGATTTGAACGATTTTTTATTTAACGACTCCAAAGTATATTTGAAGCACTTACGGTATACAACAACCTTGTTAGAAACAGCGGATCAGATTGTAGCCTATTACAGTTTAGCAAATGATCTTCTCACCATTTCTGACCGACAAGATTTTGCAGACGAAATGGAGGATTGCAAAGACAAAATAGATTTTGAGTTCTGGGAGAGATTTCTGAATCAAAAAATGTATCCAGCAGCTAAAATAGGAAGACTGGCTGTTGCTACTAATTTTCAGAGCATAGGTATTGGTACTTTTCTTATACAATCTTTGGTTCAAAGTTTTATAACAAAAAATAAAACAGGTTGCCAGTTCATAACCGTCGATGCCATTAATGACAAAGCTCAACGTACTATTAGATTTTATGAAAAGAATGGCTTTAAATATTTAACATTAAAAGATGTAGGAGGAGAATCCAGGCAAATGTATAAGTCTTTATTAGAATTTATAAAGTTATAAATATAATATAAAGGAGTAATAGATTATTTGTCAGGTTGGGACTGTGAAACCGTTCTTTTATTTAATGAAAATCCAATTATAAATTAAATATGGAAGAGAAATATAGCCTTTCAAACATAACAGAATTGATCAACTGGGGAAAGCAATTGCTTGTATCGGGAAAGTACCCTGATGTAGTCCAATTGGATAAAGCCTCCAAGATAGTAGATTGCAAATATTATATTGAGTCTATGACAATGATGATTGGGGCCCAATGGGAGAACCCGACATACTACCCATGTATAGACCAGTTTTACAGGTTCAGAGAAATAGTTGAAGAAATGGGGAAGGAGCGATCATGATTGTAAAATTATCAAATATATAAAGTTATGGATATAAATGAGATAAATAACTTAAGGGTTAAGTTAGAAAATGATATAGAGGAATTAGTATCAGAATTCTCTAATAGAACAAAAGCGACGGTAAATAGCATAGAACTAGAACATGTAAAGACTGTTTTAGGATATGGGCCTACTGAAGTATATAGATATGGAGTAGACGTAGATATATATTATGATGAAAGCAGAATAGATAAGACAGCCGAGTGAGCTAATATTAGTTCTGTTTTATATTATTATAGCTATGATTTAGTTGATAATCATGTTGATATTAGTTAAAAACATAGCTTTGGTGGTAAAAATAGTGATGATTTAGCGTGAGATACTGACTGATTGCTTATATTTGCAACATAATAACACTACAATGTAGCGTAATTATATTATAGATTATGAAAGCTTCTACCTATACACAAAAAACATTGGTAATAGAGAATCCTTCCAAAGGACTATTAGACTTTGTAAATAAGCTTAGAGATAGGAAATTGTCTCAGCAGGAAAAATTACGCAATAAAAAGGACTGCACTATAAAAATTAATGCATAAATTCATTAGATGGATATTTCCGTTTCTATTAGTTCTCAATCAGGTGATGAATATCGAATAATAATATCTCCTTTTGACTTGGAAGTAATACCTTGTGAAGTGAGAGATCTGCTTGGAGATGATATAGAAATAGCAGATGTTACACTGGAAAGAATAAAAGGGGATAATCCGACTGATATTGGAATACTTCTGAAAATATCAAATGTCATAGGTCAAGTTTTTAACGATAATGAAAACATAATATTATATTTCTACTGTGATGATATACATGATATTTTAAGAAGGGACCAAGGATTAACTCCTCAAAAATTTAGAAGTACTTTGTTTTCAAGAATGTTCGATAAGTATATATCGTCGAATAGAATTACTAACATGATAAATACTCCTATTGAGGTTAAGGCAGATAGGAATATTTACATTCATTTGATATCAAGAAGTTCCCATTTAGAGTATGTAAATGCTATAAAGGATGCAATAATGGCAATGGAATCAAAATAAGATCTCTCTTTTTATAATTTTATGTAAGATCCCTTTTTGTTCTATTTTTTCATGTATTAAAATTATAACCTCCGTAATTTTTCTGACCAGTCACTGAAATTTGGTTCTATTTTTAAGATTCTATAAATGAAGGGAGAGTGTATTTTGCTCTCCCTTCATCATATCTACAGTCCTGTTTTCTCTATTTTCATGAACACATTGCGTCTGCTTTTTGCTTCAGCTTGCTTTGTCCGTTCATTGAGGATCAGTTTAAGTTCATTGAGTTCCTTGTGCATTCTAAGGATATCGTCGGTAAGTGATACGACACGGCTCAGCAATACCATGTCCATATTGGTATATTTTGAAGTTTCCATATATTAGCTACTTATAAAATTAGACTTTATTTCTGTATATCACGAAGAAGGTATATCAATAACGATATTGTACTGACATTATCCACAAATGTACGTTCGCCTACTCCTTGACAATTTTCGGCATAATCTATAAGTAGATCTGTTAACTGTTCTATCAACTGATCGGGAGTGATAGTTTCTGTGAAAAATTGCTTAATGCAATCGTAGTTTATATTATTTGCGATCATAGTTTTACTTTTTATTTAGAATTTCATTTAGATTTATTTCGTTTTTTTCGTCGAGATCCCGGGAGCCGTATTGCTCCCGGAGTGTTCATCCCCTAACAGAGATGTTCGCCTGATTGGTAGTCGAAGCGTTATATATAATCAATCGTTGTAGAAGAATGATTCTTCTTTCTTCCGTGTGAGCCTGTAACCTGTGTACAGACAAACCAATATTAATATAATCTCTATCATAATTCTAAGGTGTTAGAGGTCTGCCCACCTTATAAACAAGGTGAGCAAAACAGAAATAATATGTGGTTAATTATTATGCAGCGGGTTCGAATTCTCCTTTAATCTGCTTAATTGCTTTCTTGACGTTCCATCCACATTCGTTCAAGGCATGGATGAAACGTATACCCTTAGTGGTCCATACTGTGTAAACGCTGGTTCCTATGGAGCCGTCGTTACGGGTATATGTTTGCGTCCTTGTAGCATGAAGCCCCCAAGTAGAGAAAGGAGAATATAGTAACCATTGCCCGGACTGTTTGTAAAGGATACCTATTTCTTTCATTTTCCTGTGAAGCTTCTCCGCATCCATTCCGATTTGCTTAGCCACCTGTGTGGAGGTAAGCGTGTTGACCGATTGCAAATGGTTATCGTAGTAGTTAACTTTCGGGGCTGCTTGCTTAATTTCCTCTGTCTGAATCTTGATGGTGGCTTGCTGCTGCTCGGTTTGGGCTTCGAGCTGTTTTAGGCGTTCCTCTCTTTTGGAAAGAGTGGCTTGTGCGATGGTTAGGGCACGTGCCATGATTTCCTCCGGAGTGTCATCTTGGTGGGTGGCAATGTAGCCGCCGGTAGTTCGTACTTCGTGAAGGATTTGTTTTACTCCCTTTTTGAATTGTTTGGCGATCGGTTTACGGGATTGCATGAGGACTTCATATAAACCGTCCTCGGTTAAGAACCAAACTTGCTGATTTCCACCGAGGGTGTCAACAATGTTGGCAACCTTTTCTTCTTCATCTACTGATTGTAACATCATAGTAGTGTTATAACTACCATTACTTCGCTTTGCATAGTCTATACACTCTGCTACATCTTTGGCAAGGAATAACGGATTTTCGGCTGTTCCGTAAACGGTGAATTGGCGTCCAAGCAATTCTGTTTGTTTTAGGACTTGAATCGGATGTTTTAGCATAACAATAAAAAATGCGCCTACTACGAGCTGCTAAAACATCCATAGGATTATTTTGGAGGCGTTTCCGTATCTCCACTCGGTAGGCGCAATATCTTTAAATGATACTACTACAATATGTGTTGGCAAAAAAATAACTCCAATGAAGACCATAGGAGTTTGCCGCTCCTATGAATGTTTTAGCACTGCAAATATAGATATTTTAGTTGAATGCCAAAAATAATTAGGGCAAAATTTGGTCAGTAAGTATCTATTTAATTATTTTGCACAATATTTTTTAATATTAAAATGTTATATTCATGAAACGAGCTATTTTATTGTTACTATCTATTGTTTCTGTTCTGTCATTAGCTTCTTGCGGTGATGATGACAAACCAATTGTACAATCTATAGAGATTTCTCCAAGTGAAGCCACTGTGAAAATTGGAGAAAAAATAACTCTTGCTGTCAGTCATTCGCCGGCAGATTTACCTGCTCCCGAATATGAATGGAATTCTTCTGATGAAACAATTGCAACTGTTGAAAACGGTATTGTTTATGGAAAGTCTGTTGGAGAGGTTACTATATCAGTTTCTTCTTTTAATCTAAAATTGAAAGATATATGTAAGGTCACTGTAACTCCAATTGAAGCAACTGGTATCAAACTATCTGAGAATGAAAAGACGATGACTACTGGTGAATCATTCCGTTTGGAGTATACGATAGAACCTGAAAATACTACCAACAAAGAAGTGGAATGGGAGTCTTCGGATAAAACTATAGCAACAGTCAATGCGGATGGCGAAGTGACCGCTGTCTCTGATGGTGAATGTATTATTACAGTTAAAGTAAAGGGAAGTGAAACTACAGATAAATGTGTCATTAGAGTAAATCCTATTAAGGTTACAGGAGTTACATTGAATGAAACAACTAAATCTATTGAAGCCGGAGAGTCGTTTACTCTAACAGCTACAGTGTCTCCAGAAAATGCAAAGGATAAAAGTATCAAATGGTCTTCCAGTGATCCTAAAATAGCAAAGGTAGAAGACGGGGTAGTAACTACATTGGCAAAAGGCACATGTAATATAATTGCCACTACTAATGATGGGAATTTTAAAGCGCAGTGTACGGTGAATGTTTTGCCTTCTTCAGTAAAAGGAGTCCAGTTTACGGAATCTTCAGTTAAGATTCTGAATGGAGAAAGTTATACATTGACATATTCTATTTTACCTGAAAATGCAGAGAATAAAAATGTAAAATTTAGCAGTTCTGCACCCAACATTGTTTCCGTAGACAATAATGGAAAGGTTACAGCATTGAAGGAAGGCACTTCTACAATAACAATAACTACAGAAGATGGTGGACATACCGCTACTTGCGAAGTAATATCTACTGGAATTACAGACTTTATTAATTTAAATATTTCTGGGGGTTCAGGAGCAGGACTTGTTATTATTAATGGTTATATAACCGGTTCTTTGTATTGCCATATTACGAATACAAGTTCTAAAGAAATATCTCTTACTAAGTTTGAGGTAAAAGATGGATCAACCGGAAACATCGTATTGTACACTGACGAAGCCTCTAAACTTGGATCTCTTAAGGCGGGACAATCAACAAATCTTGGTGGTCAGATGAGATATGTTTATCTTCCTATATTCTCTTGGACCTTTACCTATGAAGGTAAAGAGTATCAAGTATCTGAACAATACAAACGATACTAATCAGATAATTTAATATTTTCAAATTATGAAAAGGATTTTATTCTTATTGTTAACGGTTACATTTTCGGTTTCATTACAAGCTCAAGTTATGAGAACAGAAGAGTTGGAAAAATATGCTAAAGAAAATTATGGTGATAATTGGGTGGAAGCAGCTGAAAATTTGGGATCAACTCTCGCCTTAGATAAAAATCAGTCTTTAACCTATACTCAAGTCGTAGAGTGTGGTAATAGAACCAAGGATGATTTGTATGTTATATTGAATCACTGGTTTACAGAGTCTTTTAATGATGCGAATGCTGTTATAAAATTAAATGATAGAGAGGCTGGCGTTATTATTGGTAAAGGATATGTTCCGGATATTGCTGCGCATTTAGGAGGAATGAGTTCATATAAAGTTAATATTACTCCAATTATAAAAGTAGATATAAAAGATGGTAAGATTCGTATAACTTATACTCTACAATATTATAATATAGAAAAAGTTATAGGAGGGGGAATTATAGCTGCATTTTCAGATGGGACACAGAGACCAGAAAAGAGGATTGAGAAATGGGGGCTTGAGACATGTTATCCATTTATAGATAAGGATAAACATAAGGCTAAAAAAACATCATCTAAAGCATTGGTAATGGCACATGCGTATTCTAATGTTATTATGGATAAAATAGAAGAAGCTGTAAAAAATGGTTTGGCAGGAAATGAAGATGATGCTTGGTAGGGAACTTTTATAGGATCTCTATTTAATTATAATTTCCTAAGAAACACTTTTTATTTGGCCGGGAGCAATCCCGGCCTTTTTTTGTTTTTAGTCAGTATCTCGGTAAGTAACAGTTACATTTAATTTGTTCATAATATTCTTGTTTTTGTTCGTTTACTTACTTAATCCTATTATAAACCAATCTGTTAAATGAAATAAAAATCATAATTTTCATAGATAAAAAAGGAATTATTTAGGTAAATAATCAATAATATTATCTATATTTGCAGTGGAGAGTATCCACGGCATATAAAGGTATATGCTACCGTAACTAATAAAAGAACGAAAATACATAAAACGGGAGTGGGTACGCCTTTGGGTGTATCCACTCTTTTTGCATATATGGGTAGCTGGTTTTCAAAAAAGGCAATGAATATGACCGATAAGGTTAGGGTAGTTGAAGAGAGAGGTAAAGATACGTTTTATCTTACCAATCTTTTTGATACGAAAGGTGCCATCTGGAAGACGGACTTTGATATGTCCCAAGCCGGAGATAAAGAAAAGGCTTTGTTGTATTGTACTCCGTTCGCTACCGCTATCAGGAAGGTAGGAGCCATGTTTGCTAACGGGAGAGTTTATCTTACGGACTCTGAGGGTAATGACGTTACTGATCCCAAACTGAACGTTTTGTTTAAGAAACCTAATCCTCTACAAAATTCCATTGCTTTCTTTTCGCAAATAGAGATGGTCCTCCGGACATATGGATACTGCCCTATATATACCAATCGTATTTTTAAGAAAGGCATTCCTCGTACGATGTGGATCATCCATCCCATGCATTTCCACCTGACCGGAACGGGTAAATCTCTTGACCAGGTAGATTTGGATGGAATAATTAAGGAGGCGTATGTTGAGTGCGGAAGTGAGAAAAAGGTTCTTAATAAAGAGGAATACTTTATCATTTATGACAGTGATATTCATATTCCTTGCAATGAAGGTGATGAAATCACATTTGGAACGGCTGTAGACAGTTTGTCTATTCCTGTATCGAACTGGATGGCCTCTATGCAGGCAAGCAATTCCCTGATCACGAATGGAGGACCTAAAGGTATCATCTATAATAATGATAATAGTGAGGCCGGCAACGCGGTAATGAACTCGACGGAACAGGAATCACTTCTGGATAGGTTTAAGCGGAAATACGGCTTGATGAAAGAGCAATTTCAAATTGCAGTTTCCCGGGCAAAATTGGGATGGATTCCTCTTAATTATAATTCGGACCAGTTGAAACTTCATGAAGAGGATAAGAGATGTACTGAAAAGATAGCCAATGCGATTGGCCTTAATCCGAGCCTTTTTAATGAAAGTAAGTTTGAGAACCAGGAGTCGGCTAAACGAGCCGGTTACCAGGACTTGATTATACCTAATGCAGAGATAATAGCGGAGGCTTTTACGGAGAATGTTTGTCCGGAAGGTACAATTATGAAGATTGACTTCTCACACGTAGAATGTTTGCAGGCGGATAAGAGTAAATCATCGGAGGTTCTGCAACGGGTGATGGACTCCATGATTAAGGGGAAACAGGCCGGTCTTATTACCGGAGACGAGGGAAGAAGCGTATTAGCTGAATATATAGATATTGATCCTGAAAAACCTAAGGGAGATTATGGAAACGAAGAATAAATATAAAGGTAGAATTGGCAAGCAAACTAAGTCCTTTTCGTTTGAGACAAAGGATCTGTCAATTAACAGCGGAAGCCGGAAGATCTCGGGGTATGCTGCCATATTTGGTAATATAGACAAGGCCGGAGATATGCTTATAAAAGGCTGCTTCTCAAAAAGTATCCAGGACAGGGGACCGGAAAGTGCGGCCAATGACAAGATTATCTTTCTGTGGATGCATGATATGAGTGAACCCATCGGTCGGTTGACGGCTTTGCGTGAGGATGAAAAGGGGTTGTATTTTGAAGCCGTAATTGATGATGTAGAACGTGGCAACCAGGCTTTGACACAGCTTGAATCCGGAACACTGAACCAATTCTCTATCGGATATAGATACGTGTGGGAGAAATGTGAGTGGGATGAAGAAAGAGATTGCCTGATCGTAAAAGAGGTTGTCCTTTATGAAATCTCTGTTGTCTCAATCGGTGCTAATGGTGAAACGGAGTATCTGGGATTAAAGTCAGAAGAGGATTACCAAGACCGATATTGTGAATTAGTATCTGACATCGACGTCTTATGTAAAGGACTTAACGTCATAAAACAACAAGAGTTACAAAGGATCATTGCTAAAGCTATGTCACTTGCTTCTGCAAGGCCGGAAAGCAATCCGCCTGCAAGGGAAGCCGACGTACGTGGTAAGAAGTCCATGTTTAATAAATTAAAACTAAAACAGGATTGCTTATGAAATTAGGATTTTTGGACCTTATTGACACAAAGGGAATGTCTGAGGATGACAAAAAAGTATGGGAGAAGATGGACAGCGCCTTGGCTGATTCTATCGATAAGGAGATAGGAGAGAAGATCAAGTCTTACCTTAACGATGAACTGAAGATTGAGGATCTGCGTACATCTATTACTGAAGCGGTAAAATCGATCAGCGATTTCAAGAAAGAGAATAGCGAAAGTGCGGTTGACAAGAAAACGTTTGATGAAACCATCAACAGTATCGAGGAAAGCCTTATCCGGATCAAGGCCGCTACGGAAAAGACCGGGAACGGTGAGATTGCTCTTAAGAGCATTGATAAACAGATTGAGGAACAGCTGAAGGACTTTATCACGGTTGAGAAAGGTGCCAAGGTAGTTGACTTGAAGGGGGCGTGTAAAGCATCTGCCGGCTATAAGAAGAGTATTAATCTGGTGTTGGACAGCAAATCTGTTTCTACAGTAACCAGTACAGGCATTGCACCGCATTATAACAATACGGTAGATACTACTCTTTCTGTAGATCCGAAAGCGGAAACAGTGATTAGAAGATACGCAAACGTAGCAAGCATCAGTACGCGTTCGTTGACTTATGCTGAGTTCAAGCCAGGAGAGGGTGACGCTAAATGGGTACCTGAAGGCGGCCTGAAACCTAATATGGATGCAACGCTTTCAGAGAAGAGCATTACTGCCGGCAAGGTTGCGTTGACTGTAAAGCTGACAGAGGAAACATTGACTGATTTACCTCAGTTGGTAGCCGAAATCAGAGCGGAAATCATTAACCGTATCGGTATTACAGAAGAGGAAGGTATTATTTCTGGTACCGGAGCGGACGGACAGATTACAGGTGTATTTAAGGATCTTCCTTCATTCTCACTTACCGGATTCAAAGTCGCAAAATCGCCAAATATGTATGATGCCATTGTAGCGGCATATACACAGATTCTTTCTACAAGCAAGATGAATTATCGTCCTAACCTTGTTTTGATGAATCCGATCGATTATGCTATGATGCAGCTTGAGAAGGATGCAAACGGACAATACCTGCGGCCGTTCCGTGTTGGTGATGAACTGATCAGAGGACTTGCGGTGGAAACGTCTACTGCTATCGAGCAGGGTAAGTTCCGTATCGGTGACTTCAATTACCTGAATATTCGCGACCTGGTTCAGTTAACTATTACTTTCGGTTGGGAGAACGACGACTTCACGAAGAACCTTGTGACCATGATCGGTGAAAAACGATTGATGGCTTATGTAAAGGCACAGTATAAGACTGCATTTGTGAGTGATTCATTTGCTACAGTAATGGAGGCTATTTCTCCTTCAGTTGGTGGTTAAACATAAAGTTGGATAAATATGGGAAAAGAGTATAACATGGACCTGCATAAGCAGTACGAGGTTGAGTTCATTAAAGACGTGAACTTCTTTAAGAAAGGGGATAAAACGAGTGTGAATATGCCCCTTGCAAGTAAGTTTTTCAAGGACGGAAAGATCCGGGTGCCGAATAACCTGATGCAGGATGCAAAAGAGCTCGGCTGTGAAGAACTGTTCGTTAAACCGGGTGATAATAAATTAAAAGAGTAGCATATGATAATTGACGGTACATACTTTAAGGGGACAACATCTATAGATGGACTGAACGTGGATACGGGGGCTCCTTCAATTACCCGTACTGCAATGAAGGACTATCTTGACAGTTTCATTGATACGTATGAAAAAGAGTATCTGAAATTGGTGTTGGGAAGGGATATGTGCCGTCAATTCATAAACTACCTGAAGGCAGACGGGGAAGATAAGATTGATAAATGGGAAAGGCTAAAAGAGTTTCTAACCAGGGATGGTAAAAGCCCTATCGCAAATTATGTGTTCTTTTTCTTTGTGAGAAGGAACAATGTGCATGTAAGCGATGTGGGCACAACCAGTTCTGATGATGAAGACCATGCCGATCCCAATGTGGTACTTATTCCGGCATGGAATGAAATGGTTGAGATGAATCATGATTTGCTTGATTTCCTGTGTGGGGATGACAGCTATGACGGTTTTTCATTTGACCGCTCAATGCTGGAAGAGATTAATTCGTTTGGCTTATGATAGTAATAACGGATGTATTCAGGGAAATAGTAGAGCGTGTCTCAAAGGAGTATGGCAAACATATTTCGTATATGTTTGGAGACTGGAGCTACATTTCTGACCAGTTATTAGTTTGGAGCAAATCAAATGATACTGCGAAGCTAAAATATCCCGCCATATTCCTTTATTCTCCGATCGAAGAGGACAGGACCGGCGAGAAAGGGAAAATGTCATTGGATATACTCCTTGTCGTAAATACATTGCCTTCATATACCAACGAAGAACGTTCGCGTATATCATTCGCAGAATGTCTCAGACCTATTTACGAGATATTGATCAAGGAGATCGGTAAAGAGCCGGCGTTTGATATGGCTTTTGTAAAAAGTATCCCGCACATATATGTTGAGAATTACCGGTACGGCAAAGCAGGAGTGACGGGCCCGGACGGAAAGCCATTCAAAGATTATATCGACGGGATAAATATTAAGAATTTGCAGATCACATTAAAAAAAGAGAAGTGTTATGGCGATAGAATTTAGAGAATGTAAGGGGCAGGAAGACTTTAATACCGGAAGATCGAAGTGTATTCTTGATCCCGGAAAGATTAAAGCGGTAATCCTTATTCCACGTGGTTTTAAAATCCCGAACGGACTGACCGCAGATAAGTTAGAAGAGTTGTGTCATGCAGACCGGCCCAACCGTATTTATCCGATAAAGACGGTTGAGGAGTTTGCGCCTACCGGTGGTGAAGCCAATGTAAATGCAACCGGCTATGGTGGCAATAAAATCACCGGCTATTCGGCGTATACAGCGGCGCTTACTCTGGATAATTATGATGCCAGCCTTAAAGCCAACCTGATGATGGCAAAAGGAGTGGAATTTGACGGGGTAATTGTTGATGAAGACAATGTGTTGTTCGGAACGAATCGTGATACTACGGGATTGAGTGGTATTCCGCTTTCGGGAGTATATCCGAGCGGCCAGGATTGGGACTCTTCCGGACAGGAAGCTAATCTGATCGTAAACCTGATGTTTAAGGATTACGAGAAATACATTAAGACAGCAGACATCATGGCGCTGAAGTTTGATGTAGTGGAAGCACTGAAGGGGCTTGTTTTTGTTGACCTGGTGAAAGTAGGAGAGAATAAATATAAACTGATCGAGCACTTCGGAGGCCTTAATGTTACAGGGTATTATGCGGACGCTCTTTCCAAGAGTGCCGAGAAATCTTTCGACGGAGGCGTATCAGCAGTATCCTATGCTGATGGTGAGTTGACCGTTACTGCTACAGGCACTCCTTCTTTGAAGAAACCATCGGAGCTTCAGAAGGGAGGCATTATCGGTATTGAGCAGAAAGAGGCGTATGATGCAAGTGTTTAACTTATAAATAGGATATAACATGGTTGTAGAAGGTGTGAACTTCATAGAAAATGAAGTCGTGAAGTGGAAACGAAAGGACTTTATCGATACTCACAAAAAGTTATTTTTCCTGGATAGGGAGGAATTTGAAAGGGAAAAGATGCTTGGTGATATTTACGACCGGATTAAGGGTTTGGTTCCGGATAAAGGTAAACTGATTGATTGACAGGGTGAAGGGGATGGATTTTTATTAGTTCATCCCCTTTTAAATTACATGGGATATGGCAACATTAAGCGATGCGGCTGATAATTTTAAACTATTTGTTGGAGGACTTGAGAAAGTTGTAAAACATACAATTCAGAGTAATGCTGATTTGGTGCAGGACTTTATTCGAGAGCAGTTGTATTCCGGTGTGAATGGTCGTGGAAAGCCTTTAAGGCCGACATACCTCAATGACCCTTTTTTTAATTCGAAAGATGCCGGAAGATGGTTCCATAATGCTGAAGGATATATGAAGTGGAAGATGGAAAAGACACCTCCGGCTCCTTCTTATCTGTTCTTGCCACCGCGTGACATGAAAACTCCAAACCTCAAAATTCGGGGTGACTACTACTCGTCTATTACTGCTATCCCCATTAATGATGGATTGAGGATAGAATCTGTCGGAGTCTCTTTTGGAGATGACATTGAAAAAAAGTATGGGAGTATTATCTTGGCTGTGGGCCCCGAAGCATTGGGACATTTTATGGTTCATTTTATTAATCCTGCTTTACGGGAGTATTATGCTAAATTCGGTATACTGTGAGTTGCTGGTGTGATAATAAAAAAAGGATGCAGGACATAGAAAGAGTCCGGAGTCTTGCGCGCATAGCTGCTAAGATGGATCACTCTGTATATGTATTGTATGAAAAGAAAGACGGCACCTTTGACTTTGTACCGGAGGGTATGGGATATAAGGGAAAGTTTATTGAATTGGTATTTTATTAGAATAAGAAGTAATAACCATCGTGTGAAGGGGCACGATACAAAATTTTAAATTATGGCGAATGAATTTAAAATAACGGATATAGTCGATAAAAAAGCTTTTGATGAATTGGCTAATTTGATTAATAAGTTTAATGAAACCAAAAAGGCTTATGTTAAACTCACTAAAAAATTAGCTGGTGGCCTTGACGTTAAACCTAAAGATCTTGAAGAATTAGCAAATAAAACAGAGAAGTATACCAATATCATGAATCAGTTGGTTACAACTCAAAACAAACTGGCTGATATACAAGGAAAATACAAGGCAGTTTTAAATGATCTAAATAAGAATATGAAAGAATTCTTATCATTATCATCTTTGTCAGGCAAGTTTGATTCTCTTACAAGTGCAATCAATAAGGCTTCAGATGCTTTGAAGACTGCATCGGAAGCAATTAAGAATACCTCAGAAGCTCAAAAGGAGAATGCGCAAACGACTCAAAGACAGTCTCAAGCCATGCAATCTGCAAGTTCATCTATTTCATTGACAAATAGTGCTTATGCAGAGATTCTAAATACCGTGACCTCTTACGATAATAAAGCGAAAGAATTAAATGAAAGACTGTCTATTAATAAAACAAAACTTGATGAAATAAGGAGAGAATTATCAAATCTATCAAAAGAACTATCCAAGGGTACAATAAGTCAGCAAGAATATTTGCGTATAGTCTCTGACCTTACGATTAAAGAACGGGATCTTGTACAACAGAACAAACAATATACTTCTCTTTTAAATGCCCATTCAAAAGCTATGGTTTCTACAGCCGGTAGTTATAATGAAATGAGTGCGGCTGTAGTACAGTTAGAAAATAGATTTAGAAATTTGTCTGAAGCTCAAAGACAAGGAGATCAAGGAGTCGGTTTAATAAAGCAGATCAAACAACTGAAAGATGAATTAAAGACTATTGATGCTCAAATGGGTAATTATCAAAGGAATGTAGGTAATTATACATCACATTGGAATGGATTAAACGTATCTGTTCAGCAAATGGCCAGAGAGTTGCCTTCATTAGCAGTAGGATGGAACACTTTCTTTCTTGCTATCTCTAATAACTTGCCCATAATGGCTGATGAAATAAAACGTGCAAGAGATGAGTTTAAGGCTTTGCAAGAATCCGGACAACAGGGGGTTCCTGTATGGAAACAGCTAACTAAATCTATCCTTAATTGGCAAACAGCATTAGTTGTAGGCATTACATTGTTATCTGTGTATGGAAAGGATATAATGGATTGGGTGGCAAGTTTGTTTAAAGCAAAAGATGCGACTAAAGAATTGTTGTCTGCTGAACAAGAAATGGCATTAGGCATTAAAAAAGGGATGAAAGATGTAGCCAATTCTACCGTGAAATTAGATGTTTTATATAAGGCCACACAGGATCACACCAGATCCTTAAAAGATCGAAATGCAGCGGTTGATGAATTGCAAAAGATGTATCCTGCTTACTTTGCAAATTTATCAAACGATGAAATTTTGGCTGGTAAAGCAAAGGAGGCCTATGTACAGTTGAGAGAAGAACTTGTAGCCAATGCTATAGCAAGAGCTCAACTGGATAGGATGACAGATATTGCTGATAAGCGTGAAGAATCTCTGTTAAAAAGAAGGGTGCAGTATAACACGTATCTACAGGCAGAACAAAAGATAATTGAAGCATCTGCTGCTTTGGAGGATGCAAGGCATAAAAAAGCTAAAGAAGGGGATGAAGTTTGGGGATATCTTGTTGCTAAGAGGGAAGAAGAACTGAAAAAAGCAGAAGATCAAGCTAAAAAGGAGAAGGCCGCTTGGGAGGATCTTATAAAAGAAACCAAAGATTATGATAAAGTCTTGGAAGGGATGTCTAAAAATATTGATGTAGGTGCTTTGGCTAATGATTCCAATGGTAGTAATAAAAAGGAGGCTGAAGAATATGCCAATTACATGAAGAACATAGAAAGGGAATTGACTAAAACCAGAATAGCTCTAATTGAAGATCGTAGAAAAGCAGAGGTTGCCAGTGTGGAAAATACTTATAAAGAGAATATCAATAAAATAAAAGGATATTCTGCCAAAGAAAATCAATTAAGATCCCAATATGAAGAAGAGAAAAATAAAAATATCAGAGAGATTAATGAAAAATATGACTTGGAAAGAGAAGAGTATGAATCAGATTTAGAAAAGAGAAGCATTGAATTAAAATTAGACACTATTAAAAATAATTCGGAGAAAGAGCTTGAATATAAACTTGATTTATTACTAAGGATGAATGAACTCTTGCGTGAAGAGGAAATCCGTGAAGCGGAAAGGAGGGGTGAAGATGTAGAATTGATTAATAAAAAATATGATGCAAGATTTTCATCTATAATTCAAGATAATATATCAGAGCGTTTAGGTTTGATAAAAAAGGGGACCGACCGGGAACTTGATATATTGGACACAAATTCCTTGAAGGAGATTAATGCTTTAAACAAACAATATAAACAAGGGGAAATAAACGAAAAGCAGTATAGGGATGGGCTATATAAGATTACCAAAGAGTCTGGGGAAGCAAAGTTAAAGCTTTTATTGAAAGAAGCGGAGGCAGAACTGGCTTTATCTACTGACCTGCCTCAAGAAAAAGTTGATGAGATTCAACGGAGAATAGATAAGATTAAGGCTCAGATTGAGGCCTTTAATAATGACATGGATAATGATGAAAATAATCCTGGGAAACGATGGGCGAAGGATTTTAATTCTGCTTTGGGCGATATGTCTTCATCCGCCAATAAATATTTGGGTGATTCTGCCAAAATATTTAATGCTTTGGGCGATATAATAGGAGAAATGACCGCAAAAATGAAGGATGCGGAAGACAGTGTGTTTGATTTTTGGGGTGCTCTTGGAAAAGGAGAAGATGGATTAAAAAAGAAACTCACTTTTGTATTGTCTTCATTTGCAAAGATACAAGATGGAATTACTTCTATTATGACAGATATTTATGATGCCAGGATAAAACGTGTGGAAGAGGAGCAGGAAGCTAATGAAGAAGCAGGTGAAAAAGAATTGGAGAGAATCGAAAAGTTAGAAAACTCAGGCGCCATTACTAAAGAAGAAGCTGAAGCAAGAAAAAGAGCGGCAGAACAAGCTACGGCAAATAAGAATAAGGAATTAGAGAAAAAGAAAGAGGTTCTTCAGCAGAAGCAGGCCAAATGGGAGAAGGCTAATGCGATCAGTCAATCTATCATAGCTACTGCACTGGCTGTCTCAAAGGCTCTTCCGAACTTGGTTTTAGCCGCATTAGTTGGAACATTGGGTGCTGCTCAACTTGCTACTATCATTGCCCAGCCCATTCCTAAATATGCTAAGGGTACAGATAATCATCCCGGTGGGTTAGCTATTGTAGGTGATGGCGGTAAGCATGAAGCTGTTGTAACTGACAAGGGCACTTATATAACTCCTAATGTTCCTACTTTGATTGATTTGCCACGTCGGGCAAAGGTAATTCCCGATGTAGATATAGAGAGACGCAGTGATTTCCTGCCTCCTTTTGACAGGTTGGCTTTATATCGTAGTATGAACTTGCGTTCAGACATAGGTGCTTTGATGAAGGATGCCGAAAGGATGGGTGAGCCTATTACTGTGAATGTGAATAATGATTATAGAAAGTTGGAGCGTGAGATGCAGTCGTTAAACCGTTCGTTTGAAAAGATGGCTAAATACCAAAAGAAGGCTGCAAAAGAGACCGAGCTAAGAAATATATCAAGTCGTATTTAAATCACCGTATAAAGGAGTACGGAACATTCTTATGAAAACAAATCAAATCATGATTCGCCCGATGGGTGAGTTTAAGGTAATTCAGAGAACGAAAGATGGTTTTTTCAATGCAACAGATTTACTAAAACAGTGGAATAAACTAAATGATAATACAAAGAGTATTGAAAATTTTTATATTGATAATCAGTCTTTTTTACGAGATATGAATTTTAAATGTTGTAATAATAAAGAAGATACATATCTTCCATATCATATTTTCGTAGTGTTTGCAAATTGGCTTTCTCCACATCTATTCATATATGCATTTAATTTATGCGAAAATGATGATATTTCTTTCATAAGGAGAATTGGTAATGAAGAAAAAGAATCGTGATAAGTATGATATACACAGATCTTGATAGAATATCCCTCAGAAGATTCATAGATGTATTTTGTGGAGATTCGGACGCCGTGTGTGAAGGTAATTATAGTAAAGAGGAAAAGAAGAAAGCGGTGTCCGGATTGGTTAATGAATATATGTCTATAGTTGGCAAGAAAGGGATTTTGGCTGAGGTTTCAAAGAAGAATGAAATCATTGGCCTTATGATAAAGATAGGAGTGATGAATGCCTGCCGTTATTTAGCGGAAGAGAAAGAATGGGAAACCGCATGTTCTGTTCTTGATGATATGGGTTATAAGCTTGCTCCGGAGGACCATGGTAAGATTTTGAATAGGATTGAAGCTATTTTGTCTAACAGCAGGTTCCGGATGGATAAGATTATGGCAGAGAAGCCGGATAACAAGAAATCTGCTGTTATGGATAGGGATTACTTCGTAAGGGAAAGAGTAGCAGTGATGCAACATTTTAATATGCATGTTGATCCAGATGCGTTTTCTGCCAAAGAGTACGCGTATATGGTAAAGAGAATGTGTGATGAAGTTGATTTCCGCATGAAGGCATTAAAAAAGAAATGATATGTATTACAAATGTGAGTTGTTGGTCGATGGCTATTCGTATCAGGTAACGGATAACCTCGTGAATTGGGATGATATAACGACATCATTCAAGAGAGGGGATTATGATGGTGTCGTGAGATCGTTCTCTACGAAGTTTGAGTTTTCTAATGCTGCATACAGTCTGTTGAAACGTGTGTTCCGGAAAAAGTATCTGCAAGCATCGGCCAGTGTGGTATTTTACACAAGAAATAACAGTTGGCTTTGGAATGAAAGATTCCGGTGTTCGTTGGACTTCTCGACATTTCAAGACAATGGAAGTACTATATCTATCAGTGCCGTAGATGACAGCCTGGCCGCATTGATAAAGGCTAAGAAGGGAACGCAGTATGAATATGTGGTTAGCGAGCTTACAGAAGGCAAATACTTATACTATGACGGTATAGAAATGAACCAAAATGTAAACTGGTTGGTTGCCGGGAATAGCATTGAGGATTCAACGGATGTATCGGTTGAAATACAGGCGGCATTAAAGTCCAAATACTTTCCGTTGGCTGTAAAATCAAGCGAGACCTCAATAGGCGGATATATAACCTATGGGGATACTTTTCAGCAGAACGTATCTGATGGTGGTAAAGACACTTTCCTTTTCAGGGCGGAAAGGAATATTACCTGCTTCTTAAGTGTCTCTATCTCGTTTAATGTTCCGGCAAATAAGGCATTGTCTATGACATTGGTAAAAATCGGAGCAGATGGGAATGAAACAGAGCTTACCAGAACTGTTATTAACGACGAACACCCTGAGACCATATTTATACTTTCATATATGAAAGATATAACATTGCTTGAAGGGGATTATTGTTTTATAAGATATGGTTCGGCATATAACATGACTTTGACTATCAGGGACCCTTACATTAGTCTAAATTGGGATGCAAGAATAATACCGGTTAACATTGATATAGTTACGCCTGTCAAGCTTCTAAACCGGCTCCTTCAAAGTATAAATGGAGGGCAGGAAGGAATTACAGGAGAGATCGTTTCAGGGGTAGACAAGAGATTAGATGAATGCATGATAGTACCTGCTGAGAGTGCAAGAGGTCTGAAAAATGCTAAATTGTATTGTTCATATACAAAGTTTGTTGATTGGATGCAGGCGGAGTTTGGGTTTGTTCCTGTGATAGGGGAAGACAAGGTTACATTCGTCCACAGAAACAGTTTGTTTTCGAAGAACGTAGTGAAAGATTTTGGGGACAATATACGATCGTTTGAATACAACGTAAATTCTGCATTGATTTATTCCCGGGTACGGGCCGGTTATGACAAGCAGGATTATGACAGTGTGAACGGACGTGATGAATTTCATTTCACTAATGAATATACGACGGGAGTGACTCTGACTGAGAATACCTTGGAATTGATAAGTCCGTTCCGGGCTGACGCATACGGGATAGAGTTCCTGGTTCAGAAGAGGGGAGAAGACACTACGGACAGTGATAGCGACAATGACGTATTTTTCGTGAACGCGAAGCTTGTTTCAATAGACGGCAGATACCGGCTTGTACGTACGATAAATGGCGGTCCTTCTATTTCCGGAGTGATCAGTCCGGATACGATGTTTAATGCCGTGTATTCTCCACGCTATATGATAGAGGCTAACCGGAGGTTTATTGGTGCATTTACCAACACGTTGGACTTTGCATCCTCCGATGGTAACAGTGATGTGGTGATTGACGGAGTACCGGAGAAGATAGATATTCAGCTATCAGAAGGAGAAAGGTTGTTTACCGTTGGTGAGTTGTCTGTAGAATCGGGAGATATGAAGGCTCCTGAGGATCTTACAGGATTAATATCTATAGAGAAGGGAGGAGAAACTTACCATGGGTATATCAAAGACGGTAAATTCAATTATGGGCGTGCGGAAGCCGTTAAATACACTTTGATAGTAGAGAGTATAAAATAAGGTGAAATAGTTCATAATTACATTTTTAATTCATATATTTGCTGCTATAACACAGGTCAAGAGGCTTGTAACCCAAATTCGGACTAAAGGACTATGATTAAGATAGGTGATATATGCCCATTGTTCTTTTCGCCAGTTAAGGACAGATATGCAATCGATATAGATTACATTCAGAGGTTTCATACTGCTGATAGGATTCTTATACAGATATTCGCGGATGACGGAGAAATAGCTTCGGCCTCTCTTAATAATCTCGTCAAAGGAACTTCTTCCAATATTCAATTTCAGACTTATGAGGTGAATGCATCGATTACGATGTATTATGCCACATTGACTTCACTTCCGGACTCTGTATATAGCGTAACTTTTGAAAGCAAGGAATCGGAGCCTTTTGAAATATGTTCCGATTCCAATATACTAAAAGAGACTACGCTTATCCGATATTCACATAAAGACAACAATTCAGCTTTTGATAATATTTTCTGGATAGGAGATAATCAACAAGTTTTTGAATGGAGAATAGAGGCAGGGTTTAAGCCGGCAGGATACGCGGCTAAAATTGATAATGAACAGTATCGAAATCAACGTCAGGAAATAGAAGAACTGTATGCAGTCCCCTATGATTCGTATGTGCTTACGGTAGGGAATTCATGGGGTGTCCCGTATTGGTACGGAAGACACCTTAACCGGATATTGTGCGTATCGATGTTTGAAGTGAATGGGGAGAAGTACGTACGTTCGGAAAATTCCGTTCCGGAAATTAGTCAGGTGATGGAAGATAGTCAGATGTTCTTCGTTTCTATCGCGTTGGAGCCGCAAGAAAACTCTATTGCGGGAGTAGGAGGAGCACCGGAACAGGCAAGCAGTGCATCTATAGTTGGATTTGTGGTGAATAACCCGAAAGAAGGGGAAATGTTGAAATATAAAGAAAGCGAAGCAGCATTTATAAATACTTCACGGATTTAACATGAAGAAAAATATAAGTAAAATACAGTGGTTTGGTTCGGATCTTGAAAACGGGAAAGCGAAGGCACCCGTTATTTCTCCGGATGCAATGTCTCACTTGGAAGGACTGAACCAGGGAGAATTTTATATCTGTAATGCAGACGAAGACCCGGCTATATTTATACGGACCAATAAAAACAATGTAGTGGCGTTTAAGTTGGCGGCTGATGTTGACATGGAGGCTTTAAAGAAAGTGTTTCTCCGCAAAGATCAGGATGATACCACCCCTTACAAACTGACCATCCGCGGAGGTCTTGATACCGGTTGGGATGAATCCCAGGCAGAACCAACAGGAAGTATTTCTAAAGATGGTATATTGAACTATGCTGCGGCCATTTTGAAGGAATATATCTCTTCGCCTAAGTTTATTCCCGGCTTTACAGGAGAAGGCGCTAAACTTTATAAGGACGAGGTTGGTAACTGGACCCTGGAATGTGACATCGTTACCGTCCGCAAAATGATGAAGGTATTTGAACTGATCATTCAGAAAATACGCTCAGTTAACGGTGCATTGGTGATCAGCCAGAGCAACAGTAAGGTTGTAGAAGTGACGGAAGATGGTGAATATTACGTCCTCGACTTTGGCGACGATCAGCCTACATTCCAACCCCATGACCTTGTAAGACACCAGGTATTCAGCGGGAACGGGGTCGAATACTATTGGGTAGAGATTGAACGAACAGAAGGCTCTAAGGTTTGGATATTGAAAAGTGAGTTTAACGGTGTGGTGCCTAAACAAGACGATGAACTGGTTCAGATGGGTAACACTCAGAATGTGGCCCGGCAAAGTTTGATCTATTTGTCTGCCGAAGAGGGAAGCCCGCAAACTGAAGGATTGGGAGAATATCAGTCCTTGCCGGTCATGGTAGAAGAAGAAACCCAGACTACTCACAATATATATGCCGGTACGGCAGACGGAAAGTATTTTAAGTCTGACCTGGTAGTAGCGGCTGATTTTAGTACGGCGAGCCTTAATTTCTACAAGTCGGCTTCACTTACTTCTCCCGTATGGATGAAATTAAACGCGAATCCTTATGAATTTATCCTGTTACATGATTTGTATTACTGGAATGGCGGGTATGTGTACGTAGCCGATATTTACTCTACAGGGACATTAGGGGCAATAGGATATTCTTCTGACATCAACAGCTTGTTTGCCGGTGCCATGTCTGTAAGCGATCTGGATTCCAGTGTTGGTTTCTATGCTTATGAAATGGGCAACATCGGATTTGATGATGATCACTTCTACATAGGATGGCGTGGAAGTAAAAACAGTAGGGACTATATGGTTAAATTTGCCATAGACAAGTCTGGAAATATAACCCTATATAAGGAGGACATGGTCTATACAAAGACTATGCGGATCAGCGGTAATTATATGCTGTCATCAGATAAGTTGTCTTTGGAGGTCAGAAATCTTAAGGATTCGCAGTTCTCCGTATATGATATAGATGATACCATGACTGATGCCATCTGCTACAAATCCGGTTGCTTCCTTGTGTTTACTTCAAAGAGCTACTATTCTATTGAGAATGGAAGCATAACGAAGAAGGAATATGATTTAGGCGGTAAGACAATAGGAACTATCTCTAACAGTGCTTTAGTTAGTGGAGTAGTGTATGCTTACACTACTAAAGGTTATGTATTGACTTTTAAGGACGGTGCCCAGGTAAGCACCCCGGAACTGTTTGCAGGTGTCGAACAAAACGGAGAGCCCAGGCGGATTTTCAATGACGGTAAGAATGTGATAGTCAATATATCTTCTAATGCCTATTTTGCTCCGATCGTACAACCGGTAGCAAACGGACGTCCTGTGATTGATATCCTTGATGGGGTCAATTCAAAGACCTTCTCCGGGAAACTGAAAACAAGGCTCGGATATTTGGGAGGTATTACGGATACTGATTTTCCCGCAAGTTATCAACCTTCTGGGTATGGATTGTATTCTATTAATGCTTTCCTAAAAGGTATATTTATCCTCCGATCTGGCAAGACCATCGAACAGGAGTTTGAATCTACCAACAAAGAGATAGATATTGCCAAAACCGATGCGAAAGCTGCCCAGGATAGACTGAACACCTGGGCGGATGATGGTGTCATATCACCAACTGAAAAGACCGCGTTAAAGCAGGAAATGGAGGCATTAAAAGCAGAAAGAGATTCTATTTTGGCTAATGCAACACGGTATGGGATTGATACCGTTGCTTATCGGAATGCTTTCAACGATTACTATCATGTGCTTGAAACACATTCGGCGAGCGAGCCGGAGAACATACCGGTTAGCGCTTCATTCAAAACTCTTCAACAGGCTTATTATGACCAGCAGCGGACAATTATAGACGCTATCAATTCCGCTTCATACTCGTACGTAGGGGAAAAGGTTAAGATTGAGACTGATACGATTATGGAGGCTTTGCCCGGACAGATTACGTTGGCTGTGAAGGGTGAGGTGAGTAAGGTGAAGGTGGGGGATGTTAACTTGCTGAAAGGTGCTAATATTGAAACATCAAATCCGTCATATAGAGTTGCAGAATATAGGTATGATGTTAGGCCTGAGATTGGTAAAGAGTATACTTTAACCCTTTGTTATACTCTTGGTGCTAACAATTGGGGTATTGGTGCATTTTCGGATATTGGTTCTTCTAAAATTGCGCAATTTGAAACTCGTGGAGAAAGAATAATTGAATCTAAGAGAGTCGAAATAGCACGCATTTTATCAGGAGATGGCATAAGTTTCTATCAGTTTGAGAATGGAAATTATGGTTCAATTATACATTGGGCCGTTTTAGCAGATAGCAATGTAGGTGTAACGCAGTGGATTCCGTCTGCAAGCGAGCGGGGAGTAGGTATTAAGAACTTATGCTCTTTTAAACGTATTGTTGATGCGGGATTCACATACGCTTCACGATATGATGATGACGGTACAATTCTTATGTTACCATCGGTATTGCACAAGGAGTCATTTGTAGCTAATAAGGATATGTTCGGTTTAACCTATGACCCTCAAAAAAGGTATTATGTGTTTATAGATCATTTTGTTCCATCGGCTACAATTCCTAATGGCACAAGAAGTCTCTCTTTGCGGATCGAGTACACTGATGGCACAAGCGAGTACATGTCGGTATTTAATGACAGCATAGGAAACAATTTCATCCTTACATCAAAGGCTATTAGATACATATTGGGTTCTTATCACACTTCTATCTCGACTTACTTGCGTATTGGAATATTTGAGACCAATACTCCTGTAACCTGGAGCCCCGCCCCCGAAGATCTTAACTACATTGCCAAGACCTACACCGACTCAGAGATAAAAGTTACGAAAGGGTTAATTGAAAGCAAAGTCTCCCAAACCGACTTTGACGCTCTCGGACAGGTTGTATCCAATCAGGGAACTGAGATCTCTCAGACCAAGACGGATATTAACCTTGTATCAACGGTATCGGGCAATGCACGTTTGATTGCTCTTGCTATGAGTAAGGGGAAGATGTTGAATCGTGATCCAGAATTTAGAAATAATGGGACAAATGGGATTGGTAGCTACAATAATGGTGGCGGAGGATCTGTAACTGTTGAGAGAGTCGCAGATATTAATTTGCCTAATCAATCCGGATATAAATTAAAGATTACTTCACAAGGAAATGTAAGTCCAGGTTTAGGCGGATTTACTTTCACTACTGCGTCTCGTGCCAATGCTGTATTTATAGTTCGATTTATTGCATGGATTCCTGTTGGATACAATGTTGAGTGGGCTTCAAACGCCACGGGTAACGGTCGTACATCAAAATGGCTTACCAATAATGTAGGGACCGGTGACTGGGAGGAATATGCGTACTATGTCAAGTGTGGTGTTGGAGGTACATTTTCTTCAACCAACTATTTCTATTTAGTTTCTGGTTCTTCCCCCGTTACTTGGTACCTTGCCTTTGCTACAGTATACGATGCCGGTTCTATTGATGACACTCCAACAAAGGATGAATTAAAAACAGGAATCACTATTAAGCCGGGTGCTATCAATATATTCGGGCAGGATATCAGTATTGCCGGCATGGTTACTTTTTCCGGCTTGTCGGCATCCGAGCAGCAAAATTTCAAGGGTAATACGGGGCCGCAGGGTCCTAAAGGAGATACCGGCGCTACAGGTCCTCAGGGATTGCAAGGACCCGCCGGTACTAAAGGTCCGCAAGGACCCGCCGGTA